ATTCAATGGCAACTCTTTTCCATCCTTTAATGCAAGATCAATTTCTCTTGCAAGTGCTCGCGAAAGGAATATTTCATCATATATTTTGGTGTCAGACATGCATCGGTCTCCATTCAAGTTTCATACACAACCAGCCCTTACGCTTGGCCTGCCACATTCTATAAACAGCTTTAATTAAACTAGATCCTTTATAAAATTCTATCCAGCACATTTGCCCATAATTATCATCTCGACCCCAGGCATAGACTTCATATTCATTACCCATTAATCTAACCTCACAAATTCGCCAAATTCATTTGGAAACTCTTCTGTCGGTCTAAACACATATTCCGACTTTGGTGTGTATGGAAATTCAATCGGAACAAAAGATTCAGAATTCGTAAAATGTGACTTTCTCATAGTACCGTCAGAACCTCTAAACCATTCCCAAAAGATTTTTCCATCTAAGTAATACGGCTGCCCATCGAATCGATCTGCTTGTTTAAACACAGCACTGCACCGCTTATTTTGGTATACAGTTACACTGTTAGGTGCTCTACTGGTCTCATTCCATTCCCAATCTTCACCTGTTAGAGGTACAATTGGTGTAAACATTGCAAGTTTCGAAAACAATCTGACAGCATATGGTGCAGAAGATCCAGAATGACCTTCGTCGTGGAACACCTCAAGCAATTTTAAAATATGCTCACAAACATCCTTTTGCATATCATCTTTAAATGTATCATCATCATTCAACCAACCAGCAGCTTTAAATTCAGTCATTGCATATTGCACATAATTACTCATTTAGTTCTCTCCACAGATTCATTGCTTGCTTCAACTCATCCATTTGCTTTAATCGAATATCATCCATGATATTCATTCCACCATATTCAGACATCATGTTTCGCTCGGTCATTTTCCAGAGTTTGTCGTGCTTCTCCTGAAGCGTATCCAGCACAACATCATAATAATCCATTGGTCGAATTCGTTCATTCATTTTTCAAATTTCTTCTTCAAACGCTGATACTCTGCTAGTTCTTTTTCTCTTTTAGCTGCCTTAGCCTTTTTCTCTTTAGCTTTAGCTACGGCTTCCTTTGCAATACGCTTCTCAAATTCTTCGTCAGTTTCCAAACGACGCTCCCACAATTCGAGTTGAATACCACCATCATACCCATAAGGCTCAACCGTGAAATAAACATCTCGTCCTTTATAAGACTCAATGTAGGATTGCATCACATCAATCACTTCTTCAGGCGTCTTCTGATCCAAAAGTTCGTAAAAGCATTTAACACCCAAATGTTCTCTTACAATTATACGCTTTTTCATTTCATTACTCATTTTAAATTAATTTTTCATGATATATACATTTTACACTAATTAAAATTTAATGTCAAGCAATAAAATCAATGAGTTATCAATCTTTTACATGATATTCTTCGAAAATGTAGTGACCGCCTCGGCGAGATTGAACCCAATTAAGGTGCCACATCATTCCGTTCTCTTGCATCGCTTGGATCAGAGACTCATTCCCAGACCAACCAGCTGTCGAAACATCATGTCTATGCACAATGGTATCACCTTTAAATGCATGGGGCTCGTCGATCTCTTTCCACATCATGTTACTATACAACCAGTTCTCTTTAACGAATTCAAACCAGCCTTTTGGGTCGTTCCAATGCCATTTTCGAACAATTTCTAAACAAGCCTCAGTTGGATAACCATCTTCGTCTAGCATATCATTGTCTCGCCCCAGCTCTTCAATGATAGCTTTAGACTCTGCAATATCCTTTAGCAGTTTTTCATGCAACTCTTTTCTAATATCAGACATACACACCTCTATGATAGATCAATATGTTCAACATTTTTCATCCAATCAATGTAATCATCGATATTTTGAATTGCGCGTTCGTGTTCGTGATATCCAACTTCATAGCCTGGTTGCCATTCATACAGAAACCAGAAAATTCCATCAGCAGCATCCCCGAAAATATGATTGATCATCATCGCACAATCATTACTCAAAAGATTTGAGTATGTGTTATCAAAAACATAGGTTTGAAGATCATTAGGAATCCGATCAAGGTATGCACTGCGATTTACAGCATTGGCATACAAATTACGAAAAATTTGTTCTTTGGTCATTTTATATTCCTAGTTACCACCTTTAAGCAAAAATCGATTGCTAATTGCCTTAAAGTGAATTTGAGGATTAGTCATGCACTTGAATACAAGACCTTCACGCTCGGCTTTCGGATTCAACACACTCTTACCCTCTGCAACCATTAGCAGAGTATCCACATCCATTTTGAAAACTACAGAGTCGGTAAGTACAGGTACATTCTTCAAACCGAATTGTTCACAGAACCGAATACGCTCTTCGCTGCTCAGATAATTGCCAATTGCAACATCATAAACATCAAACACAAAGAAGTCAACATCTTTCAATTGATATGGATTACCTTGAACAGGTCCAACCAATTCACCTTGAATGGCGAAACCTTTGCGTACAGCAGTCTTTAGTTTTGTCTCAACATCATATTTTACAGCGGCGCGCCAGAAGCTATTGGTGTCGCTGGGCTTCAAGTCAAGATTCCGACTACACACATGGAATTCCCCTTCTTGATCCAAGAACATTGTGCAAGATGAACCATCCAGCTTCTCGGTTACTTCGAAACTCAAGTCTCCCCACTCAGCTAGTTCCTCAACGAGATTCTGACAACGCTCTTGATCGGTCTTGGGGATTTGAGACGGAAATGCTCCACGAACTTCACCAGCTAGTTGGGCAGGAATTTCTGGTTCCCACTTTTGAATATTCAAAATTTCGGTAACATTAGCATCAAAGACATCGTTGGTATCACTAAGTACCGTAAGAACATCTAGCTGAACTTCATCGATAGGTAGCAACAAACCCTGACTGACTTGACCACGAAGTTTAATAGTGCGGACACGGTTACCCTTCACACCGTTGTACTCTTTCGGCTCAGAACCCTTAGAGAGAAACGGTGCAATTTCATGAGGAACCCATGAATCAATTGAGACATAAACAACATGATCACCAACTTTGTATTGGTTGATCTTATCAACAACCCACCAGCCGTTAACTCGATAAGCAACAATCTGATCGGCATTTTCAATAGGCTTAATCTCGCTAACTTTAGCAACCCAAGCCATCACTCGCTCATTATTAATAATCATTTTCAATCCTTATACAAGTTCTTCAACGATTCCTAGAACTTCTGCAACAATAAGAAAAATACCACCAGCAATCAGCAATGTGCTGACATTAACAGAAAGACCAGCCATAACAAAACTTGCTCCGGCGCAAATTCGAAGGGCACTCTTAACAAGACTTACATAAAAGTGCCCAACGCTTGTGTCTTTAGGTTGTATATTCATTCTATCGATCCTTAAGGCGTTTGAATACAGCCTTCACATCTTCATCTGTACTGATAATGGCAAACAACCGTTCCATTGCCATATCTTCCAGCTCTTTTTTCTCATCTTTATCAAGCTTATCTGCTTTGCGCTTTTGCTGCAATTTGCAGTAGCGATCGATATCCCATTTTTTACTCATTATTATCCCCAAGTCCGATGAATTTCTGCAACATGCTCCATTCCATCATAATCGTTGATTTCCCACTCTGCATCATCGGGTACGTCAACAATGCGCAATTTGGCACATACACCGTTTGCTTCTTCTCCTAGCTCTTCAATCACCTGTATCAAGATGGGATCAGTACGAAACCAATCATTATAACCATACTGGTCGTATTCGGTGCCCGTTAAATTTGCATAACGCTTACGTGCTGCATCCGACAAACCGAAACCACCGTAACATTTATTAATAACAACTTTCATATTCAAACTCCAGTAGTCTATGTCTTCTCAATCTCACCGAAGACATAGACATTGTAGCACAAGTAAACCTCTTTGTAAAGGGTTTTTTATGGCTATGTCAATAGCTGACCTGGATGATTCTCAAAAGTCACTTCCAATGGAAATGCTGCTCGTTTTTGAGTCTTGGCGTATTGAATTTGTTGTTGTAATTCAATGATATACTTCTCATGGCGCTTGATATCTGCTTCAAGCATAGCAATTTTTTCATCAGGAGTCAGCATACTCTTCTTTTTCCTTTTTAAGCATTCGATACATAGCCTTGTCATTATGTTTAACTTTATAATGATTTAAGACATTTTGGTCTTCATATTCATTATCTCGTTTTCTAAATTTAGTCTTATCGTTCTTTTTGTTTTTACTGCAACTTCTACCACCACCGATCATTTTGTTTTCTCCTTTAGTAAATATGATCCGCTGCTTGATACTTCAACAAGTCTTCAACTGTCAACCACACATCTGTAGGTGGCAATAAAGTCTTTTGAATTTTTCTTCTATCTAAACCTGTTGCTTCATGTAGAATGTTTAACATTCTCGTATTGCAATTATTTGTTTCAACCAAATGCGCTTTAATATCGTGATGCTTACCTTCCAATTCAGTGCTGAATTGATGTGACAAGATACCTGTATTTTTACCAATATATCTCTCACCTTTAGTTCCACTTACAAAAATTAGCAAAGCTGCGCTTAACAAATATCCGATACCAATAGTACGAATAGGTAACACACTTCGATTCATTACATCGATAAGAGCAAAAGCATCATATAAACTTCCACCAATACTGTTAATATACAATGTTAGTGTTTCTCCTTCTTTTGGATTTACATTTTTCAAAATAATCCACTGAACAATTTCCATAATAGATTGTTCATTTACATCTCCGATCAGAAATTTGACACTATTCTCTTCAAGCTGTTCGGTACAGCTACCCATAAAAGGCATTTTTTGCATGTCTAATTTTAATTCTTGTGACCTCATATTTTTATTCCGATCTGTTTGTGATTTAGTTATAGTAGATAAGTCACTTTTTACCATGATATTGTTAGATATTCTTCTTCTTTCTCCCAAGGATAACCATTTGGATATTTTTGATCAACAACTTTATTGCCTTCCTCAAAAAACTCTTTTGTTACAGAACCTTCGTTGCCATCTAATCGATAACATACAGTGTGCTGTTTCGTACATTCATAATCTTTTCTATATTTCAACAGTGTTGAATAGAATTGTCTATCAGCACCCCACTTGCCATACCATCCGTGACTTACACCAAGTAAAGCATCTTTTTTGATAGCATAACAAGATGTGTCAATATGATTATAATTAGTGTATGGTGCCCATTTACCTAGACTTTCGCATTTATCTTGTAGTAAAAACCCACCACTCTTACTATGAATATCCCTAAATGAATAGCACCAAGGAGCACCACTCTTTTCTAAAGTATCAACCATAGTCTCAATATGATTTGGTTTAAACCAATTGTCTTCATCTAAAAAGCAAATAACATCCGCGTTTACGAGATAAGGGGATGCTGCATATACGCGATGCCCATACCAACCTTTACCAATATTCTCTTCCATTGTAATGGTACGCGTATGTTCATACATCGATATCTTTTCGTTTGCTGAACGATATTGATTACCGTCAATGACAACATAATGCACTATATCATCATATGTTTGTTGAGCAACAGACGATAGACATTTCGACAAATACTCCGAATTAATTGTGGGAGTAATAATAGCAACTTTCATAATATATTCTCGTTTTTTAGTTCTTTAAATTGCTTATACAATTCTAGATACTGCTTAAAAATTTTTGGATAATGCTCTGAATAACAGTATAATATTTCACCATATCTAGATACCATATCAAGCATTATCTTTTCAGACTGCTCATCAGTCAGCCCGTTCAATGTCTGATTCATTGCATTCTGATCCATATTGTATTTCAATAATCTTTAGTTCTGTATCAGTTGTGATATTATAAAGTTTATGCCAAGATGATTCCGGAATCAAAAATTCTGATTTAGAATACAGCATATGTTTAACATCATTCAAGATAACTTGCCCATATCCAGATGATACAAACCAAAATTCTGATCGATTATTATGTCTTTGAAGACTCAGAGATTTACCGGGATATACAACAAGTTCCTTAACTTTTATGGATGCATCACCGCTATTCAACTCATGAATAACTTTATAATAACCCCATGATCGATCAACTTTACTTGTTTTCCAGGACTCAAGAATCGAAGACGATGAATTTACTTTATTTTCACCACCAATCCCAAAAGCAAATTCAACATTGGGTACAATCATTTCAGGAATATTATTCCTTGTTCGATCACCACCATTTGCGAAAATAAGTTTACTCGTTGGAAATGCTTTGCAAACTTTATTAATTAAATCGATAGCTGTTCCATCATCATCATTAAAACATAGAACTTGATCGACACATTTTAGATTTTTAACAATTTCTGCTCGTTCATTCCATGGCAAAAAAGCTTGCCCTTTTTTTCGGATTAGCCAATCATCACTGTTCACACCAACGATTAAAATATCACCAAGCTGTTTGGCAGCATTTAAATAACCAATATGCCCACTATGAATAGGGTCAAATCCGCCACTGGCGATAACAACTTTCATTATAGAACTCAGATATTGATTTCAGGATAAACTTCTTTTACAAACTTTGGTGTTAGATAAGGAACATTCAAATCTTTTTTCAGCATATTAACAAATAATTCAGCTTCACTTTTATGCATAGCTTCTAGAATACCTCTCAAGATTTTTGATTGTTTTTCTTTAGTCAACGAAGATGGACGCTTTGGGTTTCCAACATGAAACAAATAAAGTCTTTTCAATTCGATATCAATATAAGTATCATTCATACCCGCAGGAAGTTTTGACGGTTTATATTCTGGAATTTCAACATCAAATTTAATATCTTTATTGAATGCTGCAACAAGAAATTCCATAAACCTAAACGATTTATTGTTTTGAAGGGTCTTTACCCTTCCCTCTTTAGTTGTTTGATTTTTAAACTCATCAACAATTTCAGAATATAGTTTTTCAGATGGCATTGTGTTCTCTCATTAAAATTCATCAATAACTTCAAGCAAATTTTTCAATCGCTTTGAAATCATATAATTCATAAATTTCTGCTTTGACGCAGGGTTTGTTGTTTCATAGATATTTATAATTTCAGTTTTTAGATTCTCTGGAATAAATGACAAGTCGATCAATTCTCTGTTTCGTTGCCAATTCCGTTCCAAATCTCCTGTTGCAAACACGGGATTGAATTCAGCAAGAAACTTTTTAGTCACAGGTTTTTGCCGAATACCATCAATGATAAAATTATCACCTGAGAGAATATTTGGAACACCATCATCTTTATCACCAGTAACAATCAGTTCTGCCAATTGCTGTAGTGGATTATCAGATTTAATCCACTTTTTCATAGAAGGTGAATATTGTTTTACATTGTCATTATGAAGCTGAATAAAATCTTTATCAGACGATAAAATCAAAACCTTTTCAGTTTTCGATAGACTTTTGGTTAGTGTTCCAATAATATCATCAGCTTCTGCCGTATCAATGTGAATTACTTTATATGGTGAATGTTCTTTTAGTTCTTCACGAACATTACCCAGCGCATCAAAAATGGAACTCCAATCATGCCCACTTTTTTCTCGATTCTTTTTTCGGGAAGCCTTATATGGCGGAAAAACATCTCTACGCCAGTATTTACGCCCATCACATGCAATAACAATATTCTTTCCATAATCATCGCGAAACTTACGAATATTGGCTCGAATAGTATTAAGAATCATGTGACGAACCAATGATTCATCTACAGCATCTTTTGAGGAACCAATTTGATCCATAAGATTCGCAAGTGCAACTTGATTGTAATCAATGATAATAATTTTTCATCTCCTTATCAGCTTACTCGCAAAATGACAGTATCTGCATTCAGACGACCAGTCAACAAGCTTTCTTTGGTTTTTAGTTTACTCATAATGTTGCGCAATGCAACTTTACCCGCGCTTAGAACTTCACCAACAGTTTCAGCAGGTTTCCTAGTGGTCTTACTCACAGACTTGATTTGATTCACACCAATCAAAGTGGATCCCTTTATAGAGATACCAGTACCATCTTCTGCGAAATAAACACCAAGTTTCTTGGTTTTCGTATTATATACAAAAACCTGACTTGAACCAACAATCTTTGAAGGATCAATTGAAACAATTTTAACGTCTTCAGAAAGAGAAAACTCTTTACAATATTTAACCTTACTAGACAATTGCTCAGGTGTTTTTTGTTTTGTTTTTCGAGGTTTCCTATTCAATTTAGATTGAGAAACAATTTTGGATGCATCAGACAATACTGCATCACAGAATGCAACCAATTTTTTCATTTGAATTTTAGAATAGATTCCATAAGCTTCTTGAATATACTCATCATCAGAATCTATAGCATTGGAAAATTCAGCGCGATATTTCTTAAAAACCTCGATAATGCGAGGTGTATGAACTTGTTTGGTGTTCAAAGTCACCATCAAGCCCATAGCATCATAGGTAGACTTGCACCCACTCATAATGAAGTCATCCAGACTGCCTTCCAATTCAGCAGTAATTGCATTCGCTTGATCAGCAATTCGATCTTGAATGTTGGGTTTTTTCTTTTCAACACTCTCACCGATCTCACCAGAATCGCTTGGCGATGCGCTCAATTCTGAAATATGACTGTCAAACCACTTCTGATTCTTTTCGTCCAGTGACGCACCATTCGACAGAATGCGACACACAAAGCCAAATTGACGAGGAAGAGAATTAAGAGCACTTACAGAGAACTTAATCTTTTGTTTCGTCAAATAGTCTTTTGCATACTTGGCAGAATCCTTGGAATCCTTGTTATTGGAATACCAGCTTAATGTGCGACCAAGAGTAAGATTATCCAGAGTTTCACCCTTGAGTTTGGGTTCACCACCAACGATCTTATCAAGTTTATCTTGAGTTTGCTTAACAATAGTGTTCATTAATTATCCTAAAATTATAACCAAAAAAGCTAACACAAAAATCAAAAAAAACAATTTCCCGCTTCCAGAATTTGAATTGGAACGGGATTTTTTAGACCTTGATGATCCAAGTGTATATGATTTAGAAATTAGATATCCACCACCAGTCTTGGATGATGTGGTGATTTTTGTTTTCCCATTTGAACGGGAAGATATTGTTCGACGAGTACCATCACCATACTTGGTTGATTCTGATACTGTATTGCCTGCTGGAGAAAGAGTAATAGTCTTTCTTCTGTTATCAGCAGTTTTCCGAGAAGTTCTTTTATATGTCGTCATAAGTGTTATTATACACCTTTTTAAGAATTAGTCAAGTATTTTCCAGGAGTCCAAAACGGTCTGCTCGATAGTGTGCGCTTCAACTTCCCAAGGTTGATCTCGGTCAGCGATATCTTCAACTTTTTTCCCTCGCCAATAGCGATGATCCATCGACAATTCGCCCATCAAATACTGCTTAACATGAACAAATTCATGCGCCAAAGTCAAAAAACGCAGTTTTTCACTCAAATTTGCGTCAATTTCGATCAAATAATCAAGGGAAGTGAAATCCTCATCAAAATCCAGAGCCTCACAGAATCCGTCAGCACCCAAACCATCGACCAGCTTGATTTTCACATTCAGAGAATCAATAAGCTCACTATCAGCAATCAAACGCTTGGCAAACGCTTTGGAAGCGTTTTTTAACGCTTTCCGCTGACTCGTCTCACAGTTGTAAACAGAAATTTTCATGTATTCGGTCACTCCACAAACACATTATACGATAAATAGAGTATGATTGCAAGCATTATTTGCATCATATCATATTAAAAGATTAGGAGATATAGATGTTCTCAATCCCTCTTATTTTTGTCATAAATATGATGGCTATACCCATGCAAATGATTCAACCTGTGATTGCGCAGACACCATTAGCCAATAATTTTGTATTAAAAGTTAAAAAATATGATGTACCTGGGGAAAAATCAATAGTTATTGTATCAACAAAATGCCCAACAGAATATGTTGGAATTCCAACACCATCATCTAAAGCGTTTCATTATCTAGTCGATAGTGGAATGTCATGCATTAATAAAACTCAGATATTGCCTATTGAATTACGACAAGCTTGTTCTTAATCTTCTTCTTTAAATTGAAACGAACCCATAAACAAAACAATTCCCAATAGGGTTTGAATAATATATTGCAGACGGATATTCCATGGATCCATGGAATTGAAGCCGTATATTCCGCTTAGGAATAAAATAATTCCTAATAGGAAAAAAACAATAGTTACCTTAATCATCATAGTTGAAATAATATGAATAGGGTTATAAAAAGAAATGTCAATGCGATATCACGCAGAAGATTCGGATTCTTTTGATTCATTAGATTTCTCCAATAAGTCTTCATTTCCAACATTCTCAGTCTTTTGTGTTTTGTTACCAAAAATTCTCTCCCAGCCGTCAGCATATTTATCTGGTGTGCCGACTTTGGATTTAATTACATCACCAGTAATATCATTTTTTGATGGCACAATTAATTCTCAAAGAATTCAGCGTCAATATAAAATCTAATTATGGAATCCCACCTAAAGGATCGCCACTCTTGCAAATCCACATCAAAAACGGCTTGAACGCTATCATTTTTCACAGGTGCTTTTCGCTCTGTTTTTCGCTCATATGGAATAACCAAACTCTCAAGCAAAGTGCCATTTAGCAATCGCTCACTACCATCAGCTTTTTTAAATGAAATATGAACAACACCTCGATGAAGTGCAGCAATCAAATCATTTTTAGTTTCAAAATCAATAAACTCTGTCACAATAATTCTCCGTCATTTTAGTTTTTTAATTTCAGTTTCAGTAAACTCAGAAACATTTCCAACAGAATCTGTTTTTAGAATCTTACCAATACAGATCCAATCTTCCAAAGACATCTTATATTCAGTTACTGACTCCAAAAACAATTTAGCTTCTCGCAGTGTTTTGAATTTCTTGGAACCACTAAAATTAATTAAATTGGGCTTAGCCAAAAACATAGTTTTCATTAGTACTCCATTATAAAGTTTTAAGATGCGCTTTTGGCGCGCCATTCAATATTTGAATGAAAATAATCAGATTCAGCACATCCCCATTCAAACAACGGACCCTTGTCAGCTTCAAAAGTGACTTGAACAAATTCATTATGTTTGCGAGAACGCCAAGCTGTGGCAGCTTTTTGTGACGCACAAACCTTCTGAATTGCTTTGGTTGCTTTGCTATAGACATACCACATGATTTACCCTCATTCACGATACAATACGATTATATCAAATCTCCAAGATTATGTCAACTCACCAAACTCATTAGCCTTGCTTTTTTCAGCATCACGAAATCTTATAGCTCTAGGCAAGTATAATGAGGGTTTCTTATCAGTTTTAGATTTAATGATCTGATTATATTGAACCTCTAAAATACGATTAATTGTATTTTCGGCGGTTAAGTTATTTCTATCATCATCACTAAAACCAGAACCAACAGAAACTTCTAATATTCCGTCTTCCGTTTGACAAATCAAATTACCTAATCTTCCAGCATTTCTGCCAGTTCCTTCTTCCCATCGAACAACGCGCAAATCAGCAGTATTCTCTGCCTTCATTTTACATAAATTCTTGGATCGTTTACCTTCCCATTTACCATTTAAGTTTTTGAGAATAATACCCTCTTCACCATTTTCAAGGGCTTTTGTAAATTCTAATTGCGCAGATTCAATATCATCAACAATAATGGAATGTACTAATCTAAACTTATTTTGGGAGATATTAAATCTTTCTTGAAGTTCTCGAAATCTAGAACCGTAATCTCGATCAGATATAATATCCCACGCCGTAAAAGTAATTGTGGAAGCTTCTTCAATACTAATTGTACCACTAATTGCTTTATTTAGGATGCCATTTGATTTTTGACGGTTCATAATCTTGTCGTTATCAAAACAAACAAGCTCCCCATCCCAAGTCTCACCATCAAGCATCATGGCTTGCGCCACATGATCTAGCGCACCCAAAGTCTCAATGAGTTTACCAGCTCGGGAAAACGCTGTAATAGCGTCACCAGTTCGGGTGATGTGGCACCGGATCCCATCCATCTTAGTCTGACAAATAGCCGGAAATTTAATGTTGGAGATTCTATTATCAGCTAACATGACTTTAAACTCTGGAATCAAACCTTTCCAGATTTTATTTACGGTAGCTTCACTAACACCACATCGCAAATCTCTTTTAATAATGCGCTCAAGTACAATCGCATCATCGGATGATAATTTATTGAGTATAAGAGTTAATTGAGCAATTGCAGCATTACCAGTTACATCTCTGTTCATTATTGGATGTAATTGATTAAGCCCTTCATCCAATGACAATACCTCATCTATTTTTTCATAGTGAGGTATTTGTTTAATCCAAAAATTGAAATTGGGATTTAAAGCATATTCAAAGATTCTTTTCAATAAAGGATTATTGAATTCTCTTTTAAGAATAGATTCTTTAAAAAGACGAGAATTATCACTTGAAATTTCATTTAGAATTTCAAGTGATTTAATTAATTGATCACTCACTAACTACATCCAATTGAATTGGAATTTCTTCCCAAATACCAGAAATGCCAAGATATTTTCCACCAGTTCTGGTGTATTCAAGAGCATCTAAGGCTTTTTGAGTTGCAGCATTAAACTTGTACGAAGTGCCAACACCATCTCTAATCTCATATGCTAGTGCGTAAAAACTAACAGAACCAGATTGGATCAGAAATTTTTGTTTTTTAGAAAAGCGTTCCATCTTAATCATATTTAGTTTCCTAACATGAAACAGAATAAAATATCAGGTCGTTACTTCACACCAGAAACAAATTCAGCAAAGACTTTCGATTCGATATCGCGAATCCAAGAAATACCATCATCAACTTCGCCAGTCAAATCAGACAACGACAATGCAGCTTTAAATGCACATTCCTTATCTGTATAAACGGGACTTTTATTATAAAATTGATAAACAACCGATGGATCAAGAATGAATTTACCATCAGAATCGAATTCAGAATACATATTGGTGATATCACCAACGAAAATTCGATATTCACCTACTGTGGAAAGAATATAGATCCCTTTATATTTCATTTAACAACCTCATAAGGTTTATTCCACCGACCAATGTTAACATCAACATACCAACCAACATCAAAATAATCCGACTGAATATCAGAACGATCATGATTACCGTCATTAGCGGCAGAAAACAATTCAGTCAAAAAGTTCTTAGCGGTACCAGTGAAGTGTTCCTTAAACCAATAGGGATTCACATCAATACTCTTGCTGTTTTTAACACTTTCAACAGCACCGGCATAATTGGTGCGATCTGCCAGAGTTTTGGCGTAGTTATCAATAAAATCAATGGCACCACTCTTAATATTAATCACGAGAGTGGAATGATTCCGAACAGCAATACTAGCTTTAATACCATACTTTGCACAAGCTTTTTTAATGGCGGGAGCCAATTTAGCTTTTTTGGTTTGGTTCATGTAAGCCACAGTTTTTCTCCAAAGCATCACTCAACAGAAACATTATATTACAACCGCGCCCAAATGTCAACAGTTTTTATGGCTAAAACGACATCTAAATTCAGTCCCACAAGTTCTGATAATACTTTCCGAACAGCATCAAACCCTTGCTGATTCGCTCCTGATGCTTCTGGCGACCATCCCAGTCACATTTTCCCTCAACAGCCCAACGAACAGGAACAATCTCTTTTCCCTCATCTTCGGGATAGCACGATAGATCAATCTCAGGTCTCTGAATCCAATATTGACTTTCCCAGTCATTATCAGGTTGAAGTTGTTCAAAAGCCCAGATCATTTCATCGAGAACCCAATTCCAACGGTCATGAATGTTATAAGACATACCCTCTTCATTATCAATTCGATAAAAATTAAATGTGTCTTGCGCATCATATTCTTCGGTGTTAATCGTTCGCATATATTCAGGAACATCATCAAAATCAACAAAACCAGAACCGTGCTTTACTTCTTTCAGTTTCTTTAGCATCGGCAAAATAATCGGTGATAGTGTGCTGTCCATGCTCCATACATCATAACCATCAATGCGAATTTTCATTTTGCGTTGCCCACGAATTTCGTGAACTTTTTCACAAAAATCGTTAAGAAAACTCTTCGACAACCGATCACCTAGGCGTGAACTGATTTTATAATCCCACCGATTACATAATTCTTCAGATGGATATTTTTTCTGCCAAAAGAACAGCGCATCAACGATTTGATACGGTCCGATCCAATTCTTATAAGGTCCAAGATAAACTTTCATTAATATACTCCTTAAGAATGTTCGATCCAATCAAAATTTAAAATTAGCTTCATCATCTTTTTATGAAACCAGTTAGGCTTCGAATATGCAGCAATGACAAATTTATTTTGAGTGCTTGCATTAGGAAAGACCCAAACACCATAAGTTTTTGGCGGAATAATGAGACGCTTTTCTAGTTCTTCTGCCGGCAGTTCAAACGGCTTTAAACTTACAGGTTCAGCAAATATTTTCACTTCTTCATTCATTACACCACCCACCCGATTAGTTTTAAAATATGTTCAACAACCAGATACACTGCTGTTGGGGGAAAAATAATAGAGAAAAAGGTTAACCAAAACCCCTTTGCTAATGCAATTCCCATAGGCCAGATTATAAAAACCAAAAACAGTAGGAATATGTATTCAAATAATTTCACATTCATAATGATCTTTTAGCTATAGCGATAAAATCTACCATCCAACCTTTGCAATAACGATTTTATCTGAATCTGATTCATTACCAAATTTTCGCTTTAGCCACGAGGTAAACGGACCATCCTTAGCTACAGCCATACAAATGTTCTCGTTGAGAAATTGTTCTGCATCTTCTTTACTAATCAAGCCGCGATGCCCCAGTGTATGAACCGTGGCACTCATTGCACCCATGAGCAGCTGATTAATTGCATCTTCCCCCTCAATCATTCGATTCAGACATCTCTGGTTAATTTTCATGTTCTTCCTCTTTATATGTATTTGGTTCTGACAAAATAAATGTCAAAGGATTTGGTTCTGCACCAGACAATATGCGAATCTTCTCAAGAAGCTCGCCTAAAGGTTCTAGCATCATAGCCCGACAGCAGCTAATGCATATCGGGTTAAATGGTCGGTCACTATCGCTATATTCTACACGATTTAAATATGTCGTGAATAGCTCATGAACGGCTTCTTTTAGTTCATCTTTTTCATTCATTTAAGATTCATCATCAACAATTTCAACAAATTCCAAGCAGAGATCATACATCTCTTTGAAACCAAGGCGTTCATCGCGAGTCATATCAGCAGTAAACTCTTCAATGGAACCAGCTTCACGCATAGCTTCAATAACCTGACGCAATGCACCAGCAGTGTTTTCACACATGCAGTAAGACATGTTAGGACCACGACTCATCTCAATTTCCTTTAATTCTCACTCAACAAGCATATTATACACTATCCACAGGAAATGTCAACAAAATTATCAAGTGTCTTCTTCACAGCAAAACTACCAAGTCTATCCGTAATGAGAATCAGTTTCTTATTCTCACCAGTGGGTTGTACATATTTTTCTTTAATGGTATCAGCACTATCCCACTTCATCGATACAGACTTTCTATTAGCCGGTAAACCGGCAGTCTCCCCAACCTTCTTCCAATTATCAGCCAAGTACACAGCACCTGACTTATTACCACCTATAGTAGTAACGATAGCAATCAAATCATCCCCATAATTATCATACCAATCTTGTCTCGCACGATTTCTAATACTCCTTAAGATCCGCGATCCTAAATTCGGTATGCGGTCTATCATACAGAATCGCTTATTATCGGCTACATTATTAAAGATATCGTCAAATTGCTTCTGGCTAACATTAAAATAATTTAATATCGCCTTCGGCGTGGGCTTAAACCCGGAACCGATCCAGAAAGTACCGACATCTTTTCCCTCATAATTAATGATATACTTTAAACATCTTCCGACAGTTCTACTGCTACCAACATATGAGTGGTAATCGATAACCATCTGATCAGCTAATCGTTTATCCTGAATGCTTCTGGCGATCCTGATGTTTAACGAATCGCTCACCAATGTCTAATCACTCCAGCGACAATGAATAGATTAGTTATCAAGTATGTCAGAACAATTACAGACCTGATCAGAGCAATTCGATCAGACTCTGAATTAGTCTTCCCAGACTTTTCACCTAAAGCTTTAGCCCATAATCTCCATATATTTTCTAATCCACGCATATGGTACTCGATAAAATTACTAAGAAAAAAAGATCAAAAAAAAGTTGTGTTTTTTAGCTAAAAAAGAGCATTTTTTCCGAAAAGCCAATGAAAAAACACTATTTTTTAAGGGAAAACACAACTTTTTAAATGCTGTTTTTGAAAACATCAGGAAACAGCATAAAATAATGGTTTATTGCAGTGGTGTATGGTTACCCATTATCCACTAAAGAAAAACCAATTAATCACTAATTCGGCGTTCCTCTACAGAAACGAATACTTTGGTTTTCTTATAAATCAATTCAGCAGCAGCCATGGCTTTTTGCAAAGTATCGTAAACCTTCTTCCCATTTACAATGTAAACCATTTTCATGTCAATACCTCGAGTACCTATTAAAGAGTTACAATACGGAAGTTACTGAATTTCTTATACTTACCGCGCTTGGCAGCTAATTTATTAATAAAGACCAGAGCGGATTCTTGTGTTGCAAAGTGGACAGAATCTTCCAGTGCAAAAGCCTCTTTACCGATCTTAATATTGGCAGTAAAGAGAACTTTAACTTTATAACCAGCAGCTTTCCAGTCGATCATCTCAAACCTCATCTATCACTCACTCAACGATTACATTATACATCATTGGTGCTAGATGTCAAGCTTTTTTATGGTCCGATCAATAGTTTGTGAAATTGTGCCACTTCGGATCTTGAATATAAGCCTTGGCGTACTCAGAGTGTAGATCAAGCAATTCACGAGTATCATCCAGATGAATCTTCCAAGTACCATCTTTGGTCATCAGATAATTGAATTCCTCCACAGGAGAAAATTCTAGATAATCTTCGATAGAGTCAAAGCCCAAAACCCTATGCTCTTTAAGATTTTTTTTGTTATAATGATCTCTTCCGAAGAACTCACAAATAAACTTGTCATCATCTTTATTTACGGTCTCGATAAACTCTTCATCTTCATCACCAATGGTCTTACCTAGAGCAGAGAGATTACCAAGCTCCAAGAGAGAAGCGACACGAACCGGAGTGGTATAGTAGCCCAGAAGCAATCGCCCGTTATGCATAATATAACCACTCCAGTGGCAGTAAATTTGCCCAACCATTCCGTTGGGAAACTCCAAAGCGATAGTAGACCTAGTAGCCATTTGTTCTCCAAATATCAGTAAATAACAACACTCAACTCATTATGCTTTAAGACAACGACATCTCTAATACTGCCATAAACAGTAATAGGCTCATCCAAAGCAACCGTATGATTCACATTCCCACCAAAAGTAACGCGACTTTCCTTTACGATACCAGACACTAGAAACTCGCCTAGATATTCACCCTTTACTCGCAAACCTTCCAGAATCCAGCTCATACAACAGCCTCTTCAATCTTACGGTAATAATCATAGGACCGAATCTTGCTCCGCCGATTGGTCACATTATCGCGATACTCAACCTTGATACCAGCAGCTTTCAGACTCACAACGAAAGTGTGCAGATCACAATCCTCTTCCAAGTAAACAAAAGCACCACGCTGGTAAGAGTATGAGGAAATCTTCTGAATCAAGTCATGAGCGATTAACATTACTCGAGGAACCTTCAGCCAACCATGCCCAGGATCCGCGTAAAAGTTAAAAGTCATCGTTTTCATCTCAATATCTTATCATCACTCAACGATTACATTATACAGACATCCTAGGTAATGTCAAGCATTATTATGGCTTAAACGGAAAGTAACACTTACTGTAACATATTGTACTCAAAAGTCATAGTTCTCATTAAGCTTCCGATCAATATAGTCACTACAAACTCCCTCTAGAGGTAATGCCCTAGGTTCAGGATTCTTGCGACACTCTGGAATGTATCCCTTACCGTTATAAGTATAATCCCACCGCCAGAAGATATGCTGACAAGTCTTGCAAGTCTTTTCTGTCAACATTGGTACGATTCAACCTTATATGATGCAAAACCACATTTAGGGCACCTGACCAGTTTCTTCGGAGGCAAGCTTGTTAACACTGAACCAGAATCGTCATAGACCATTTCTGTATGACAATTGTCACATAATACATTAGCTTTCACGATAACATTCATCGCAAAGTAAGCATCGTTGTTATGTTCATTAAGCGTCTTCATTTCATTAATCTTTACTTAAAATCACCTCTACGCACCAGAACTTCAAACATCTCAAATAGCTTTTCAAACTTCATTTGGTACAAGGTCTCAATACCGATAAGAGCATTATGCAGAGTATCATTCGATAGTTTACCACTATCTATAGCACTACCGATAGTCTTAACATCTTCTACTACATTCCAGCAAGTCATAATTTGCTGTTCAAAATCGAAACGATCCATTATTATACTCACTCCGTAATCAGATTTAAAATAGGTATCACTGGTACCAATACCTACATTACCATCAGCATCAATTCTAATACTCATTCATTTCCCATTTGCTATAGACCGTACACGATCCTCGATAGACCTGTTGGCTAACATAAGACATAATTAATCCATATTAAATTTGATTATAATTAATGCAACACTTAGTATAGGTCACTAACAAATAGAAATTTTATAATCTTCTTTGGAAGCCTCAAGTATCTCAACAAGATCACTACAAAGCTTATTATAGCAGGTACTCCGCAGTTGGTCGATCAATTCATCACACTCACTTACTGACAAATCAACTTCGATCATCTTTTCCATACTAGCTTACTCTTTTGATGGGCTGATACCGATATTATAATTAGCATCAATCCGCATTCTCTCATTCACTTCAGGTGCTTCCGTGTCAATAGATTGTGTTTTCGTGTCAATAGGTGATGATTCCGTGTCAATAGGTTCTAATTCATCAAAGTCATCTTCGCTACCATTCTCCTGCTTCTGTCTAATCATTACAGGAGCAGCAGCACCACAAACCGGGCAATAGTTTACTTGACTACCATACTCGTAATTAGTAACCCAAAACTCACCATCTGAATTCTCATAACAGACTTCTACAGCAGGTCCATAAGCACCATCGGGTGATCTCAGTACACACTCATGCGACATTCTTCTTCTCCAATTCTAATCCATCTAGATCATAGAAATCACCACCGGGTGCGTATAGTGCCTCGAACTCTCCATCCCATGGCAAAAAGGATCTGGTAGGGTCATGCATAGCCCAACTTCTCTTACACCTGGTGCAAGAGACCTTCCGCGCCCTATAATTCAATACTCTCTCGACAACATACTTGTGCCCAAAGATGGCGCAAATGATCCGGTTAAACATGTTACTCATTGAGATCGATACGGTCAAATGCATCGAAATATTCAGTTTCGAATGCATCTAGATAATCATTCAATGGCATCCAGAACCAATCGTGGTTCGCCTCATAACCATCAACAATAATCATAAGTCTATAGGTTATATTTTCATTTGAAACTTCGTCAAGTATTGATTCAGGTGCTACTGGATTAGCAGGATCGTACTTGATTGCCCTACCAGTATAATCACCATTAATAAATTCTGCCCATTCAATATTAACGGTGGCTTCGTGTGGTGTAAACGCCTCTAATCCAAAAGGATTCTCGCGCTTCAAGTACACGATAGTCTCACCCTGATTAGGCTTCTTCTCAGCAAACGAATAAAAGTTCAAGTGTAACATTATTTCTCCTTACCAATTCTTGCAATAAAGCACTCTTCTGATACCATAAACTGACCACGCCGGAATTCAAAATAGCAATCTTCCTCTTCTTCAAATCGCTTTACAGTATCTTCACCAGAAGCCACTTTAATTATCTCACAGGCTTGCTCGAAAGTCAACCCATAACCAGGCACACCTCTATAACCCCAACGGTTTACTCATTCCAAATCTCTACTTATTCACAGCAGGAATACCAACCACTATACAGGATTGGTTCCTCGGTAGATTCTTCTCACACTCTGCAATAGCTTCATCATACAAATTAATCTTTGATCTCGGATAAAGTTTTGATCCCATAACAATTAATGCCATACCAAGGACCATACCCAAGAGAATCAACGAGAATGTGTCAACACTTTCGCTTCTAATCATTTTTGGCACTCCACTTTATCAGTAATCCGAGTCATTTACTTCTCAATGCTAACAAACACTTTCTTTTTCCTGAAAATACCTTCTTCTTCCATCCTACCAATCAAGCCTCTAACTTTCTCAGTAAAAGTATCTGCATAGATCCATTCAGCATAAGGTGAGCCTTCAATCTTGACAAGAAGGGCTTGAGCAGAGTTGGATACGCTAAGAATCTCAACTTCCCTCAATCGACCAAGAAATTCACAGAGGTATACTTCGTTCTTCTTGTACTTAATCTTTTCCATAATAAACCTAATCTATAGCTTTAAACTTATTTTTTATAGCTTTATGAATCATGTAAGATCGTTCGGCTTCTTCCAGATTATGGAACCTAGCGATACTAGCACACTCATTAACAAGTAACTCGATTAGCTCATCCATCTCTTTAAGAGACAAAGTGTACTTTTTAGAGGATACCAGATATCCCTGGTGATCACGGTAATCTCCGTTATCAACCAGGAATTGTTTCAAGTAAGTTTTAATCTTCTCGTTCATAAGAGATAATGAATCATCAATAGAAGTGATTTCAATCAAACAATATCGTCTTCGTGGATGTACCTAGTCAATAGTACATAGCTCTTACCGATAAAGAACGGACCATACTCTTTTCGATACTCACTATAGGCTTTAACGGCTTCTTCTTCTGTCTCAAAGCCGTCATAGTTGTTAATACCCGATTGCATCAACAATCCACCATCAGTAATCGTATACCACTCGTATCTCTTTATCATAGTAATTTCATTGTGCCTTCCATGCTAACCAATTCTAGAACAATCAACTGTTCTTCACTCAATGAAACATCTTCATCAATGATAACTCTATCAAACTTTAATCCCCTAAGGGCAACATCATCAATATCATTTTGCGTGATGAACCGATATTTGGTATCAACTGTTTCTATAGTCATAGAAGGATTACTTAATCGGATAACAGATTGACTACCCTCTAGTACAGCAGAGAGCCACCTGAACCGTTTATTGGCTCTCTTCTGATTGTCAAAGACTAAGAGAACAAACTTCATCCGTTATTGACCGTTATTGATCTTTAGATTGGTCTTTAAGCTTTTGCAATGTAATATTATACAATAGGTAAAACATAACACCAAGAAGACCTAGTAGCATAGCACCAACTAGAATCTCTGGTGTAACAAGATTGGTGATAACAACTAATGCACCAAATGAAATAAAGGCAATTGCAAAATATGCAACTGTCTTAATAAAAGCCATCTGTTTAAGCGTCATTCTTTTACTCCAAATCCATCTCTAATTACTAACATAGTATCCAATACAGCGGTACTGACAATGCACTCAATCAATCGTTGAGCCTTCTGGTCAGTTGCAATGTCGGAAATGTTTAACAACTGACTCAAGATGCCTTTGGCTTCTAACCGCAACTTGTCAGCTTCTTCTTGTACCTTGATAGACAACTCTTGTCTCTCAGCTTCTGCTTCAATCTTAGCCATATCCGCCATTTGTTTCTCCTTGTTTAAGCAATGTTGTCTTTTGAAGATTCTGCGGCAATATTTAATGTCTTCACTAGCTCTTCGTTAGTCATTATTCAATACCGAAATGCTCTTGAATTTCCTGGTAACACAGCAATGCTCCGTCCTTGAATCCACCTTGATAGTCACTCAATTCAACATCATTTTCAACTTTGATACATTGAAGCATACATTCCTTTGCAGCAAGTTCTACACCCTCTTGGAAAGTTTGCCAATGATCTTCGAGTACATCGCTAACATATTCCCCATTATATTTTTTGTTTAAATTATGCTTGTCTCCAAAATTAGGATATACATGGGTTTCAAACAATTGTCGAATTCGTTCGTTCATTCTCTGCTCCTACCAATCAAAGTCTTCTGGTGATGCCTCAATCAACCCATCATGATAGGCTTCATTAACATCGGCTTCATACTGAGTCTCGATCTCTGCCATCAACAACTCTACAAACTGGTACCTGGTGAACTTGTCACCCTTCTTCACCGATTCCAGCATAGCCCGTTGCCATAGCTGGTCGATCTTGGCTTTCGATAACATCTTCACACAGCACACCATTCCAGTAGAATCATACCAGCCTTTTTGATCTTGTCAAAGTCAGTTTCACACTCACTCATCTGGTACCAGACATTATTTTGGCATGCAAACACATGCCCGTCGGGACTCACCTTGTAGTCCAAGCCATTATAGGAGATTTCAGCGTTCTTTACTTGCAACGGTTTCATAGGAGACCTCAGCGGATCCGCTTGTAAGCTGCATCGACTTCAATGAGCTTCATCATCTTCCGACAAGCCATGATGCAAATCTCTTTACGGGAAACCTTCTTACCCTTAATAACGAACGGTTTGGTCATCACTTTTCTCCATGCAAGATCACTCAACAGTTCATATTATACACGAACCGAACCAGATGTCAAGCACTATTTTTGGTTTTTTGGTCTATTAACTGATCACAAGCACTAAAATGACTCATTATTAGACTTGGCAATCTCTGCTCGAATCTTGATTAAAGTCAACAACTTCTCCTTCTGGTTAGCACTCAGACCCAAATCAGAAACCAATGTAACTACAAATGAATTCAGATAACCAGCAGCGTATGCATATCCACCATAACCAGACAACACAGCAGTAAGATTCGTCATAGCATCATACAACTCGACATCAATATTAGCATTCACACTCATCACAAACCTTTCTTGGTATCCATCTTACGGTTCAATGCAGCCTGGTCTTCCTCAAGATATTTCTTAAACGTGATCATTTCTTAGTCCTCATTGTGTCATGCGAATATATCCGATCCATCATGATCAAGGTGAAAACCATGTTTTTTACAGTACGCTTCCCATTCCTTAATATGTTTGTTGCGAAGCCAAGAACGATGATCGTCATAACGCATTCGCAACTCTGACCCCCGCCAACTATGAACTGAACCACCTCGGCTCACATGACTACCAATAGACTTCCATGTTTTTTCCAATATACGAACCGCTGAAGATGGTGTCATATTTTTCGGCATACCATCCTCTGCAATAGACCCTTTCTTGGTATCCATCTTACGGTTCAATGCAGCCTGCTTAGAGGCTTCACACTTAGCACACCTCTCTTCGACAGGCACTTGTTTATATTCGGACCATTCAGCAGACATCGGTGTACGGAGAATGTTACGACCACATGCGGTCATAGAACTCCAACCGGAACCAGACTTGCTTAAATGGATTTGGTGGCTCATAGAAGTATCTCTGTCTCGTTTCTCAGATGATATTATACAGCACCTAGGTATATTGTCAACAACTATTTGGTGGATATTAACTGTTAACCAGTACCAAATCAATCACTCACTTCGTTCGTGATTACTTCGTTATCTCTTGTGGTTATAACTCAATAAACACAGTAACAGTACAGTACCAGTAACCAGTAACCAATCAGATCAGTAATTAGTAATATACATTATCTACCCAACACACTTATTTTATACTCTTGTCAAGGGTTTGTCAAGGGTTTTTGCAAATATATTTTGTGGCTATTTGCTATTCCATATACCGATAAACATCATTACCAACCCAATAACGGCTATAGCAGAGAGATTCAGCAGTGGTGCTGTTTCATTCTCAATGCCACCTAGGGCTAACATGACGACCAGTAAACCAAGGAATGTGGTAATCATCAGAGATCCTCCATATCATTAACGGAACTATTATACTATAGGACCACCGGTAGGTCAACAAATATTTGGTGGCACCGGTGTCACTCGAATTCGTTGAGGTAATAACCGTCTGGTAGCTCTGGGAAGTCTGGTATCTCCACCGAATAATCCTCCGCTTGGAGACTCTGGTGCGTGGTACCTAACCGGGATATCTGTTGGGCTGCCTCTACGGATTTCTGGTAATTGGTACCCATGGTGGAACCGTGGATGCGGAGCTTTTCCATGCGCTCCTCCGTATATACCTGGGCTTTGGTGGCACATGACTGGCAGCAGTATGGACCCCTTTTCCGGTGGATCTTTTGGCAGGTGGGGCAGGTCTTCTTTCTATAGACTCCTGGCATGGTATATCAGAGAATGTTGGTATCTACCTATAGTGTTTCTCTTATTTATTGGCACTATTGGTATGCAGTACACTAATGGGTGCAGAGCACACTATTGGTAGTGTTTTGGTTAATAAGAGGACACTATTGGTGTATAGTTCTACCTATAGTTTAATGTTATCTATTTACTACTAGCCTTAGTGTTTGGTTTAACTGACTTGTTACTT